AAATAGGTTTCATCCTACGCAAAAGAGTTTAGCGCTATTTGAAGAACTCATTAAAAAACATTCGAATGAAGGCGACACAATATTAGATACATTTTTAGGGTCTGGAACAACTGCGCTAGCTTGTAAAAACACTAAGCGACTTTTTAAAGGCTGTGAAATCGATAAAACATATTATGACAAAATTGTGACGCTTTTACAATAAAAAAAGCAGAATACTATATTTATAAACTATATAAAGACTAATTATTAAATTATATTTAGAGCCTACAACTCTACAATTGTAAAATGTTGTCCAAACAATGCTAGCAAATTTTCAAATGCCCAGCGAAATTTAATGCAGTCGCGATTTTTATGCACTTGAAATTCGCCAATTGTTACTCCATTTATGCTAATAGATGAACTCTCATTCCATAGCTTTTTTCTAATATTGTGACTAAAGTTAATGCTATTGGCTGACCAATTTATCTCTTCTTTTAATACTATAAAGGCTAGCAAGTCACTATGTTTATTATAATATAATATAGGACAATCAAAAGTATGCGCACTATAGACTTGCAATAAATTAGCAATGTTATTGCTAATAAAGAGCTTGATTTGGTCTAAGCCTATGCCTTGATCAAGTGCGAAAAACTCGCAAAACTTTTTGCGTGAGGGTTGTCCTAGCACTTGCGGACACACTTTACCGGTCTTATTTTTGCTCGTTTTAGCGCTTAAATGGATGCTAGGGTCATCTACACATTCAAAATCATATTTGCTCCCACGACTTGCACAATGCCTAATGTTATAATTAAAGACTTTTTTAAGATTGCTAAGTCTGTTTTTGAGAGATTGTGCTTCAGCCAAACTATATTTGTAAGTTCCATCATAAGACGTTTCATAATTCAAACAAATTGCCATTTCGAACATTTTGCCCAAATCTTCAGTAAGCACCTTTTTGGTTGTGGTTGCCATAATAGATTATTATTAATGTTATAAGTCTAATCATAATTTTTAATTCAATTTTTATTGGGTTTATCATAAATCTAAACATTAATCAAGAAACACCGAATTCATTTTTATATTTGCCTCATTATAATATTTTTTCCTATATTTTTTCATTGTGCTGTCTTTTATGCGTGTATTTTTAAAATAGCTATAAGTTTTATTTTCTTGCAATAATTCTATTATAAAATATAGTGCATACATACCACATTGCCCGTCGCCATATTGATGAGTAAAACCTTCATTGTCATCTATTGTTAATTGTATATTTAAATTGCGCGCTTGATCTACTATTCTGTTTATTAATACTTTTACTTGTTTTGGCATTTTTGAACCATTACTATCAAAGTAAAAAATGAATTTTCTAGTCAAATCAACAAATAAAGATATCCAATGTTTTCCTGACTTATTATGCGGATCAGTGTTAAATATTACTCCTATTTTGCTAATTTTATTTTTAATATGATTTTCTAAATTAAAATTACATAATTGCTCCCACACGCAAGTAGAAAACATTTCTTTTGCATCAAAATCTATAGGTGTCGGCCCTATAAACTTAAAATGTTTATGGGATTTTTCATATTGTTTCATTATTTTAGTTATATCAACACTAGAGAGCCACGTATTGGGCTTTGACGACCAAGTTTCGGGAGAAAACGGCTTAAATATTTCTTTTATTAATAATTCTTTATTATTGACTTTACTTAATGGTGTTTTTTCTAACCAACATAATTCGTCATAGCATTGTTTATCTAATTTTTGCTTGAAAAAATTCCATATTTCTTTACTATTATTAGTCAAAATTTTGTTGCTATTATTAGCATTCCACACGTTTTTAAATAATTGCAAATTATTACGCGTATAGCAAGTATAGTCTTTTAATTCAGTGTCGACATATTTACTTTGATATGGAGAGCATTTGAGTTTGCGAAATTTACGCGTATTTTTTTTAAATTTGCGTCCTAGTTTCTTAAATGTATTATACATATTATTTTATAGTATTATTTAATATAGTAATATAAAATAATTTTTTAACTGCGTTTTTGTGGAAGTATTTTTCTTTTAGTGTTTGAGCTTTTTCTAACAACAAACAAATCTAAATTTGTTATGCATTTTTTAGCGCACATACTATTTAGTGTTGCATTATGTAAATTAAAATCATTTAAAGAGGCGTCGTCGCAATAATTCGACTTGTTATTGAAGTCTTTAAGCTCTTCTTTTATAGAGTTTTTGAGCTTTTTTTCCTTTAAATGGCTTATTAAATTTAATATGTATAACAAATAATAAAGCTTGTATTTCTCTCCGTTTGCTATTTTAGTGTCGTCACTAATGCTATTGCTATTGCTATTTTCTATGAGTTTTTCTAAAGTTGTTGCATTATATTTAATTATTTGTTCTTTGTAAGTGGCTATGTTTTCTTCTATATTAGTATAAATGTCTTTTAATAAATAATTCGTGCTGAGTAATTGATCTAATTTATTTGTTCTAAAAGACGGGTTATGATTTTGGTTTGCAAAATAGCGTAAATCAATATTGTTTATTGCTAGGTCGGCTTTTTGCTTGTCTAAAGTTTCTTGTTTTAATCTCTCGAGTTCTAAGTTTTCTTTTTCTTTATTTTTTTCTTTTTCTTTTTCTTTATCTTGTTCTTGATCTTCAATTAAATCTATATTTACTACTTTTAATTGTTTTGATTTTTTCTTATTTTCTTTTTTTTCTTTAGTTTCTTTTAATGTGGTGCCAGTATTAAGCATTTTATTATAAATTTATTTTATATTTTTTAATTGAACTCGTGTTGAATTATAAAATAATTCGTTGCCAATTGTAGAAAATCTATTTGGATTAAAGTCTTGAAATTGTTGTTCTCTAAATAATAAATGGCCATCTAAATTTTCATTTTTGGGTGCAAAATTAATGTTGTTTACATATAAATCACTGGTACTAGGTGGAATATATGCTTTTTGGTCTGCCTTTTGTAGAGCAAAAAACTGATTTCTCAAAGTAGACTCTCGATCTACATTAGAAGCAAACCCGCAATAATGCATTTTTCTAGTTCCAGGAAAGAACACGGAACTAGTATCATAATTATTATAATTTTGTATAGGTTCTACTGATTTTACTAGCGGTGCAACAGTCGGCATAAATGTATATTTAGTATTTACTGGCCTAAATGAAAAGTTCATTGTTAGACCACCTGATGGATAGTTTCTACTAGAAATTTCACTATTTATAAAATTTTGTTTTTCAAAGTTAGCCAGCTTTATATTGTAAACATTATTATCAATAGTTACACTCATTATTAATAATATAATATATATAATTAATAAAATAATATAATTATATATATTAAAACTAAAAATAAAAACTAAAAATTAAAGAAAACTGCGAAACTGCGAAACTGCCAAAAAAAAACCTATATAGTTTATAACATTAGCTCTATATTGTTTTCTACAGTTAATCTATTAACGCTTAATATTATAATTTAAATAATATTTAAAATCATTTAAATTATGCTTATGTTGCAGTTTGCTACTAAACATTAGTGCCTTATATTCTCTCACTAGACTAGCCCTATGATTGCGTTGATCCTTCTTAAATTGCATGAGCCTGTTTTTCTCTTGTGCCTTTAAATAGTCTAGGTCAAACATATTTGACATAAGATTATGATTAGATAGCAAGCTCATTAACACGAGCGCTGATGTTGCCATATTAACTTAATAATTAATAATAAATAATAAATAATTAAAAGAAGAAATCAATTTTTTTTATTGTGAGCGTCTTCTATAATAACGCCGTGACTTGCTTTTATATCCTTGAGCAGTAAACTGACTTAATGGGACGTTGCTTAGTCCCCGCTCAAGATTTGTATTTATATAAGATTGAGATTTCCACGCGTCAGGCACCGCTAGCTCTTGTAATTGTGAAATAGGTGTTTGTAATTTATTCAAAGTATGCCGACTAAAGGTGTGAATTTGATTATTTAAATGTTCAAATAACTTTCTGCACACTTCGGGATCATTTTTAATAAGATAAACTACTTTTTCCTGCATATCCGGGTTATCTGATACAGCAACTAATAATTGTTTAAGCTGATAACCAGAGAGATCACTAATATTTACTTTATCTTTACCTTTACCTAAACGACCCTTGT